GATTACTTCATATACAATTGGAACCACTCAATATGTGTCCGTTGTTAGTGTTGGGGATGGAGACTTTAGGACTTATACTGTAATAGCAGGTATTTATGCAACTGGTACACTAACTGGTAATGTTACTTTAACATCTGCAAGTACTGTTCTTATAGCTAGTACAAGTGCTGTTACACTTAACTCTTCTGCTGGAGCTATTTCTATCGGAGATGATGCAGTCGCGCAGAATATAAACGTAGGAACAGGCGCTGCCGCTAGAGTAATTACTGTTGGTAATATAACTGGTGCAACTGCCGTTAATATTAACACTGGTACGGCAGGTACAACGCATACAACTACTAATGGTGCTTACAATCTTATAACTGGAACTGGTGCTATTAATATTGGTACAGATGCTACGACCAAAAATATAATAATAGGGGCAAACTCAAGCAATACAGCCGTTGCAATCAGGGCCGGGGTTGGAGGAATTATTTGTACGACCTCTGACAACGCTGATTTTGTAGTTGCAACAGGTACAGGTAATATTAGAATTGGTGATGATGCAGCTACAAAACAGATCACTATAGGAAATATTTCTTCAGGACAACCAGTAAAACTTGTTACAGGCACTGGTAATATTGAAATTGGAATAGCTGTTGCAAAAACAATTACTATGGGTAATACAACTGGTGCAACTGCCGTTAATATTAACACTGGTACAGCAGGTACAACGCATACAACTACTAATGGTGTTTACAATCTTGTAACTGGAACTGGTGCTATAAGTCTTGGTGCTGATGCAGCTGCTAAAACGATTACAATTGGAAATACAACTACGACGACTGCTGTCAATATTGATGCTGGTTCTGGTCAAGTTAATGTTACTTCACCAACAGCAACTGTATTTAGTACTGGATTATCAACTGCTCCTGTAAACTCTAGTGTAGCTACTGCAGCATTTGTAACAGCATTTACTGCCGCTACTTCATATCAGAACACAACTGGATATGATTTAATGGTTAATATTTGTGTAGAAATTTCAGCTGCTACTACAGCAACTCTTACACTTGGTGTGGGATCAGCTACATCTCCAACTATTAATACTGTTGTGCCATCATTTAGTGTCGCAGCTGCAACGTTCTTCACATTAAGTGCTATAGTGCCAAATAATTACTATATACAGGTCGCTAGTACGGGAACCCCTACCTTTACAGGTATAACGGTTCAATCTTGTCCGCTATAGATGTAGTTAGTTTTTAATGTAATGTTGGATGATGTAAGTATATTGTTGTATTTTTCTAGTTCTTGGGAGTTTATTATGAATATGTGGATGGCTATTGGAGGTGTGATAGGTGCTTGTTGTACAGGAGTTTCTCATGTATATGAATATTCACAACAACAACGTGATAGAGAAACCCAAGAGCAGAGAGATGTTAATCATCAAGAAGTAGTAAGTGATGTTAACGAACAAAGGCATCATCATCCAACGTTAGAAGAAATGATCGACAGCCAACTCAATAAAAATAATGGTGATGTTGACACAGAGATAGATATAAAAATAGAGATACATTCACATACTAGAGATAGTAAAGAAAGTAAGGATTAATCATGTTAGATTGGATGAAAAGTCTTATTGTAATAGTAAGCATGGTTGTAGTCTTCGCAGTTAAATTTTTTATACCATCTTATCAGGATGATAATATCTTTGAGGAAACAACTGAAAAACTCATCGAATATGGGACTGGGGTTGATATTGATTTAACTCCATTATCACCTGAGAGTAAGTAGTATTAATGGTATGTTGTGCAATTGTTTTCTATCTTGAGTATATAAAATATAAAATTGCCAATTAAAAGGAGTTGAGTATGTTATTTCCTGATAGAGGTTCCACTTATCTTGATGACTCTCATAAAACAGTACTTTCAAAAATGGAAACATTTTATGCTAACTCGATTAGCATGAATCAGGCTTTTTGGAGTGAGGCAGATACTGATACAAAGTTCGAAGTTGGAGATGGAAATTTATGGAACGATCTATATGGAAATCTTCCTTCTCATAGAAAGCGTCAATTTAATTTCAATCGCATCCGTCCTATTATAAATATGATCAGTGGTCATCAGCGTAGATCCCGTAAGTCTATTATAGCTGTTCCCATCGAGAACGCTGACAATGAGACATCTGATCAGTTTACTAAAGTTCTCATGTGGTGTGTAAACCAAGAAAGTATTTTAGAAACTATCTCTGAATCCTTTCATGGTGCACTTGTAACTGGTATGAATCTTTTACAAGTGTGGTTAGACTTTCGGTCTGACCCAATCTCTGGTAATATCAAAGTCGATAACTGTAGTTACAATTCATTTATCATAGATCCGTTCTTTAAAAAAGCTGATCTTTCCGATTGCAATGGTATATGGAAACGGAGCTTTCTTACTAAAAGAGAGTGTATATCATTAATGCCAGATAAGTCTGAAGATATACTTGGATTATCAAGTTCAGATTCTGGATCTGGCCAAGACGGTAAATTCCAGCATATGCCTGAGTCTCGTGGAACGAACAACCTTCTAACATACGATGAATTCTACTATAGAGATTATCGTACACAAAAGATGCTTGTCGACACTGAGACTGGTGAGAGTATGGAATGGAAATCTGAAGATCAAGAGCGTCTTGATTTGTATTTAGCTAGGTATCCGCAGGTAACTATTATTGAACAAGAAGTTCCAACAGTAAGACTTGCTATTGTTGTGCAAGGGAAGGTACTTTATGATGGACCTAATCCATTGGGCATTGATAAATATAATTTTGTCCCTGTGTTTGCTTATTATAATCCACAGATGTCGGATTTCCAATGGCGAATTCAGGGTGTTGTACGTGGTCTCAGGGATGCTCAATATTTGTACAATCGTCGCCGTATTATCGAATTGGATATATTAGAAAGTACGATTAATACTGGATGGGTTTATAAAGAGAATGCTTTAGTTAATCCAAAAGATGTCTTCCTGACTGGACAAGGTCGTGGCCTTGCTCTCAAGGAAGAAGCAGCTATGACGGATGTTCAACAGATCCAATCTCCTGTTATACCTCCAACAACAATCCAGTTATCTGAACTCCTTGCAAAAGAAATGCCATTAATTTCTGGTGTTAATGAAGAATTATTGGGATCAGCGTTGGATGATAAAGCCGGTGTTCTTTCTATGCTCCGTCAAGGAGCTGGTCTTACAACACTTCAGGGTCTTTTTGACCAGTTGGACAGAGCCCAGAAAAATCTTGGTAAGATTATGATTGATATAATCCAAGCTAATTTTACCCCTGGAAAGATTAAGAAGATTCTCGAAGGAGAAGAGCCTACTGATCAATTTCACAACAAAGCTTTCGGTAAATATCATGCTGATGTTCAAGATGGTTTGAATACAGCAACACAGCGTCAGATGCAATTTGCTCAGATGCTTCAATTAAAAGAGTTGGGACTGCCTATTTCACCTGAAGATCTATTGGAAGCAGCAACGCTTCAGAATAAAGATCGCATTATTAAGAACTTACAGAAATCAGAAGAAGCTGCAGCACAACAACAACAACAACAAGCTGAAATGGCTATGCAGTTACAGCAGTCTCAGATTGAGTTGGCTCATGCAAGAAGCCAAGCAGATATTGGTCTATATGCAGAAAGAACATCACGTGTTGCTGAAAATGAAGCAAGTGCTGTGGAGCGCATACATAAAGCAAATTCTGAAGATCAGAGCGCTACACTTGATAAAATTAAAGCAGTAAAAGAGCTTGAAGATATCGATATTAAGCATATGGAACGTTACTTCGACATGGTTAATGCATTAAGATCACAAGAGTCTAATATAGCTGAATCTAAAGTTAATGAGGTTTCTAAGGAACCGATAGAAAATCCACTTGGATAAGTAATTATAGTTCATTAATTTCATTCCCAGAAAATTAGGGAATAAAATGTTGAAAACGATCATTTTAATCAGTGTTTAAAGGTGTTTTGAGAGGTCTTGTTTTTTACAGAGACTTAAATTTTTTAAGGTTTTTATATGGATTTCATTGAAAAAATTTCGGTTGAGGGCTTGAGACTTTTAAAGCAAAGAATCATTAGGCTTCGATGGCTAATATGCTTTATTCGTTTAGATCTGCATCAGGAATGGATTGCAGAAAGTTCTACATACTCAGAAGTAGTTGTTAATAGCATCAAGTAAATAATAATAGTATTGCATCAGGTCTAAGTGCGAAGTAATATGGTGCAGACAGTTAGAGGTAAAAACCCTTGCGGATATTCCGCAGTTTCTAAAGAAAGGCCATATCATGGCAGCTAAAAAAAAGTATTACGGCGGTATGATTTCAGAAGATAAAAGCCAAGTTGCAAACATGCCTCAAGAAGTGATCTACAGAGCTTACTCTGATGTTGATTACAGCATGATGACTGAAAGCATTGATGATAAAATGTCTGGTGTTGAACGTCAGATGAGTGCAGATAAAGATAAGGGTCGTAAAGGCGCGAATCCTAGAAAAGTTTAGTAAGGAATACTATGCCTGCGTTTCCACGAGTGAAAAGTAAAGCTTCTAAGATCGCTTTTAAAATATTAGGAACTCCACCTAATATAAAGGCAAAGAAGTCGAAAGCTCAGAAACTTATTGATGAGCAGATTGCTTCTCAAGAGAATACTCGGGTAAAATAATAAGGAATATTATGGCAAATCGTTATCCACGAGTGAAGAAGCAGAAGTCCAATAAGTCCCGTGTTAAGATAGATGTTGTTGAAGAAATGGCATGTGCATTTTATCGTCAAGTAAATCCACGTCGCGAACAAGAGATGATGGACTCTCACATGTTAAGTGAAGACGATAATGCAATAGCTAATCTTTCTCCACGCTTTATTAACCGTCAGTTTAATCCGAATCGTTTTGTTCAGTCTTTGGATTAAAAGTTCAAGCTAAGGTTCTAAAGAAGAGCAAAAAGTAATATAATGTATATTACGTATTATATAGCCTGTAGATAATAAAGTTTAATCCCTTAATCTTTTTGTCTGCAGGCTTATTTATTGTTATAGAAAAGGAAAGAGATGGTAAAGAAAGAAACTGTCGGCAAGCAAGCATGGGATGCAGTTAAAGGTTCAGATTTTCTAGATCACAGCCCTGAAGAACAAATGCGTGAACAATTGGAAGATTATGAGAGTAATGTTTTCAAGGCAGTTGATTCAGCAAAGAAGATATACAATCACGACTTTTATATTGTAGTCGAGACAAAAAAAGAACCAAAATTAAACAATGTGATACGAAACTATTTTATACATAGATCAACTTGTCCTACTCCTACCTACGATAATGTAGTATATAAGTATCATAGAAGTGAAGAGCGTTTAGAGTTTCTTTGGGTACTTCCATCCCGTGATACTTATAATATGGTAAAGGAACGTGCTCTGGAACTACCTGAAGATGAGAAAGCGTTATTGAAATTCGTATTAGATGATGCGGATGGAACTCTTTTGAATCGATGTAGAGTTTTGAATGGTGAAATAAATTAATTAAGGAGAAGATATGTCATTACCTAACGCAAGCAGACAACAAATTGAGGCTATGAATAAAACAGCAGAAGAAAAGATGAAACAAGATGGCATTGTTCAAGAGGTTGAAGAGGTTACTCAAGCTACCCCTATGAATGATGATGAGCCAGAAGAAGAAGAAGTTATACAAGAAGATGACAGCCAAGAGAGCTCTGAAGAAGACACTACACCAGAAGAAAAACCATCTAAGTTTAGTCATAACTCTAAAGAAGATAACATAAGATCGCTTAGAGAAAGAGTAGCTAAGGCTGAGCGTGAGCGTGAAGAAGCGGTTAGTTACATTATGTCTTTGAAGAAAGAATCACCACAGGAAAACCGCCAAGTTGCTGCTCCAGTTGAAGAGGAAGATCCGTTTGCTCAGTTAGGGCTTGATGATGAATCTTTAGTTGAGGGAAAGCATTTTAAAGAGCTTGTTAAAGAGATTAAGAACTTGCGATCAACTGTTAAAGGTTATGAAAAACAGAGTCAGAAGAGTGCTCATGAAACAATGGAAGTAAGGTTACACGCTAAATTCCCTGACTTTAACGAGGTTGTTACACAAGAGAATCTTGCACAGTTACGTGAGATGAACCCTGACCTTGCTGATTCTATCCTGTCTAATAAAGACCAGTTTAAGCAGGCTAAATTAGCATATGATATGGTTAAACAGATGGGAATCTATAGAGAGGATCTCTTTGTTCAGGATCGTATAGCTGCTAAGAGGAATTCAACGAAGCCACGCCCTTTAAGTTCGATTGCTCCTACACAAAATGAGAATCCCATGTCTAAAGTTAATGCGTTTGCTAATGCTCCACTAACAAAAGAACTAAAAGCTCAACATTATCAAGATATGCTGCAGGCTATGAAGGGCTTATAGTGAAACTTTCAGAACGTCAGCAGTTATTTGCACGTGATGTTGTTAAGTTACTGCTCTTTATGGATGAAAAAGGGTATAAATATACCTTTGGTGAGACAATGAGGACTCGGGAACAGGCAGAAATCTATGTAAAACAGGGTAAGGGAATTCTCAATAGCTTGCATTGTCAGCGACTCGCTATCGATATAAATGTTTTCAATGAGAAAGGTAAATACCTGAGAAAATCTGAAGACTATAGGATTTTTGCTGATTACTGGGAATCATTAAGTCCTGCCAATCGCAATGGCATAAGATTTAAAAGAAAAGACGCAAATCACTTTGAACGAAATGGTAGACTGGGCCTTTAGTTACAGGTAGAAATGTTTGATAATTGATCAAATCATGTTATAATAGTGTTAGTTGTTATTTTATATTCTACCTATATAAAGGGATACTTCATGATGAAGTTATACGGTATTGTTTTGCTAAGTGCTTTTTCTCTCATAAGTTCATCTGATGAGTCTAATGGAAAGTTGCCTAAAGATTTCAAGTTTACTCATAATGTAGACTCTTCTGGCAGTGGGCCAAGAACTTCGTTCATGTCACAGTGGAAAAAATTCACTAATGAAAATGAAGAGTCTTTTAACGTTGAAGATTGTTTTAATATGACTGGTGAAGAGTCTGAAGCTAAGAAAGCATATTGCAGACACATCTTGTTATCATATTTCTCTGGGTCAATCGATGGTCCACTTGTTAAAAACGGTAAAGTCTACACAGCGTCTACTTCTAATATTTCTATTTCTTCTGATGCACCATTAAAAGTATCAAGAGTTAGAGATGGTTACAAAGTAGATATATTGCCACAAGATAGTAAGAAGTAGGAATCATATATGAACAATAAATCACTATTTTTTTCAATAGCTATGCTATTCTTTGTTGGATTTAAGCTGTGTGATGCTATTTCAACGTCAATTAGCAAAGATATTGAACTATCTCAAGAAGAGTTACTTTCTGGGTCTTATATATCTGTTTTACCTACTATTCAGCAGTACGATGATATAGAAGATGTTGAATTACAAGAAATTTCAGCTGCTATTGTAGTTAAAGGATATTGTCCTATTACTCCAGTTGGATCTCCTGTCTGTATAGGTGAGGAAGAAGATTCTAACGACTTTACAGGATATGATTTCCCCGCTGCTATGGGTGAAGACATTGAAGATTGTCGCATTAAAACTCCTAGTCCGAGTAAAGAAGTTAATGAAGGAACGAAGCGAAGTTGTTCTTCTTTCTTAAAACCTCATTTCCCAAAGAAATAAATAGAATATTGGATGGTAGTCTGATAGCTGGTCCTATGAAGGACCAGTTTCTTTTTACGTTGATTTATTGGTGGAATTATTTATGCTTTTCATGCAATAACTATGTTTCTACTAGTGCTATTGTCGTCCGTATATTTTACAAGGCGTATGCGGACGCTTTTATTAACATCTATTAAAGGGAGTTAGGATGTATTCTAAGTTTAAACCAATCAATAATAATGTTCTGGTCGAGATTATCAAAAACGATAATAAGACTGTTTCTGGTATTATTATTCCAGACGAGGCCCAAGAGAAAAGTCAGACTGGTAAAGTAATAAACCCTGGAAAGAGTGATCAATTACAAGTTGGTGACACAGTCTATTACACAAAACATTGTGGTATATCACTTGATGATATGTATTTGTTATTAAGAGAAGAAGAAGTTTTAGGTATTTTAGGAGAGTAGAATGGCTAAAAAGATATTATTTGGACAAGAAGCTCGCGCTAAGTTATTACGTGGTGTAGATATACTATCGAATACAGTTAAGGCGACACTTGGTCCTAAAGGTCGCAATGTTACCTTTCAACGTCCTTACGGTTCACCGACTATTACAAAAGATGGTGTTTCTGTGGCGAAGGAAATTGAGTTACCGGATGCTATTGAGAATATGGGTGCTCAGATGATTCGTGATGTTGCATCAAAGACAGCTGATGTTGCTGGTGATGGGACAACAACTGCTACGGTACTAGCTCAAGCTATTTGCGCTGAAGGTAATAAGTTTGTTACTTCTGGTGCTAATCCTATTGAGTTGAAGCGTGGGATTGATAAAGCAGTTGAAGTAATTGTTGAGTCTTTACAGTCGATGGCTAAGAAGATTAGCAGTAAGAAAGAGATAGAGCAGATTGCGACTATTTCGGCTAATTCTGACGCAAAGATTGGTCGTCAGATTGCTGACGCTATGGAAAAAGTTGGCAATGATGGTGTTATAACCGTCGAAGAGGCAAAAGGAATTGACAGTGAATTGGTTCTTGTTGAAGGTATGCAGTTTGATCGCGGTTATCTTTCTCCTTACTTTGTGACTGATTCTGAGAAGAATGAAGCGGTTCTTATTGATCCGTATATTCTAGTGTGTGATAAGAAGATCACAACTATGAAGAATATATTACCTGCTTTAGAGTTAGTGTCTCGAGCTAATAGAGACTTGTTGGTTATTGCTGAGGATGTTGAGTCTGAAGCATTATCATCTCTGGTTGTAAATAAGATGCGTGGTATTTTACGTGTTGTAGCTATTAAAGCTCCTGCGTTTGGTGATAGAAGAACTGCAATGCTTGAAGACATTGCTATTCTTACTGGAGCTACTATGGTTTCAGATGTATCTGGCGTTGATGTTGATCAGCTTGAATTACATATGCTTGGAACGTGTAGCAAAGTTGTCGTTACAAAAGAGAATACTATCTTGAGTGGTAGTCTTGGTGACAAAGAAGAGATTGATGCGAGATGTCAGTTAATAAAATCTCAAATAGAGAAGAGTGAATCAGATTATGATATTGAGATGCTAAAAGAGCGTCTTGGTAAATTATCTGGTGGTGTTGCTGTTATTAAAGTTGGTGCTGCAACTGAACTTGAGATGCGTGAGATTAAAGATCGTATTGATGATGCGCTAAGTGCAACTCGAGCAGCAGTTAAAGAAGGCGTTATTATTGGTGGTGGTTGTGCATTACTACATGCTCAAGAATCTTTGCATGGTCTTGAACTTGAAGGTGATGAACATCTTGGTGTACAGATCATAAGAAAAGCAATCGAGGCTCCATTTAGATGCATCGTAAGCAATGCTGGAATAGAACCGTCAGGAATACTAACAAACATTCTTCTCAGACCATATACATACGGGTATGATGCTAAGAATGGTATTGAGTGTGATCTTCTTATTGCTGGTATTATAGATCCTGTTAAAGTGACTCGTTGTGCGTTACAGAATGCTGCATCGATTGCGGGATTATTGTTAACGACGGACAGTGTGATTAGTATTATTCCAGAGAAGAAAGAGGCATTAGCTCCTGGTCAACAGGCTCAGGTTCCTCCTACTCCAGGAATGTTTTAAATAGATTTGCTCTTTAGCTTAATGAGTCAAAGTCCCTATATTGATAGGGTTATGTGAGTTAGAGTCTCGCAAGAGTAAAAAAACAAGGCGCCGAGAGAAGGCGCCTTGTTTGCATTTAAAACCCTAGAGTTCTAAACGCATAGATATTAATTGATCTATATAAGTTTGGCCAGTGTATTCATCGAATACGCCAATCAGGTCCCATTTTGGTGTGTCTGATTCTTTACTGGTTTGTATATAAATTTCATAGTCTTTTCGATGGTTGTCTCGAACAATGCACCGTGACTTATAAGGAGCTTCGTCAAGTTTCGTAGGAGAAGAACGTCTTACTATAACCACTATACCACCTTATTTCGTTTTTAACTCTCTAATTCTGTCCATTGATCGTAAGAACTTTTCTCTAGGCATATGAGCAAGTTTGTCGATACCTAGACCTCTCATAACTTGTTTTGCCAGTTCAACCTGATCTTTCAACTCATGATTTAGTTGTTCTAATTGGTCTTCACTAATAAACTCAGCGTTTGTTACTGGTTTATTATAAGCTGCTTTTTGTTGGTGAAACCCGTCATCATCTTCGACATCTTCACAGATAGCTATTCCAAGGATGCCTCTATATAGAGATCTGCTTTGGAACGTTACTGCTGCTGCCCATTTTGTATAACTTCTATCTTCAGGACGCAATACACATTCTGTTGATATCTCTTGTCCAGACTCATGCATGAGAACTACTTTGATAACTTCGATATCGCCCCTTACTTCTATTCTCTCATGAACAGATAGTCCATTAGCTTTAAGTACAGGCCATTGAGGATTAAGTAATGAGTCTTTATCAGCAAACTTTCTTCGTTGAAATCCCTCATTTGCTTTACCAACTTTTTTGAAGTCGGCTTGAGCTTGTGCGAGTGCTGCATAAAGTTTCTCTTTAGAACATTGCTGGTTTTTGATTTCTTCTGATTGCATCAAGAATCTCCTTTTTTAGATTAATCTCTTGTACTTCTAGTTTAATAAGATTGTCACAAAGAGATTCTATTGAATTCTCTGGGGTTTCAATCAATTCATATACATTAAATTCTTGTTTCGATAGTTCTAAGATAGTATCAAATCTTTCATTGAGTACTTTTCTCAATATGCCAATTTCTTCGTTAGTCATATCTTTTTCTTTCATCTATAAGTTTGAGAACTTGCATATGAATTATGAATAAAGCAGGTACAAGCAAAACAGGGTAACTGATTACGGCACTTACCGCTAAGATAGCCATTGAAAATAATAATGGCAAGAATAGTAGTGATATAAAGAATGATATAATTCTTGCCATGCTATGAACTCAACTCGTCATTTACGATATTTTTACATTCTTCATGTAAATCACGCTCTTGAATTGTGTCATTCCATGCATAAAAAACTGTTTCATGAATTTCGATGGCTGTTTTGCAATGATTGCAAGCGCCTTTGTTTGTGTAATTTACCATATTGTCTCTCTCAATATAATGTTTAACTTTTCTACTACTATAATTATAGCATATCTGTTATATAAGTCAACACTATGCAACATATATGTTATAATTATTTACTCTATTTTCTGATGTCGATTAACATTTGACTCAGAATTGTCTTAGCTTGATCCATTTTTTCTAGGGCTTCTCGCGTATCATCTAAATAATCTTCCTCGTCCAATTCTACGAATACTTCTAAGTTGATCGTTAGGTATTCACGGTCTGATTCGAAGAATCTGAGAAGTTCCTCAATTCTTTTTTGTTCTAATTTCTTATCACTATTTATGACTTCTTCAGCTATCTCGGTAAGGTGTCTTGCCCAATCACACACATCTTCACATATAACCTTGAAGTAGTGTTCCTTATTACCTTCGCTCATAATTTCGATCATCTTTTGAATCATTTCACTCCTCTTAAAGTTGGCCCACGAAAAGTCTTTTTTGCTTTTCTCAATAATAAATTTATTTTCAACCCCGACTCACCCCGACTCACCCCGACATCGGTTATGTTTAACTTTTCTACTACTATAATTATAGTAAAAGTGTTACATAAGTCAACTTATCGTTGCACTTGTAAAGATAAACTGCTATTATATCTAAGGGTTTTGTTGTGGTAATGTTTTATATAAAGGAGTGATTATGAATGAAAAAGAATTAGTAGCAGCGATGAATACGCTCAAACTTAGGAACTGTTGGACAGAGAAGAAACTGTGTGAGATGAGTGGCTGTGATCGTGTTTCACTCTTCCGCATGAGAAATCGTGGTACTATATCTTTTGCTATAGCATCGAGATTTATTAAGTTGCTTAAGGAAGAAGGTGTTGCTGTTGATAGCTTTGAACATAAGGGCGTAGTGTACGATTGTTCAAGCTTTTAATAAATATGATTTGAGGTTTTAGAATAATACTGATAAGATATTGTCACTCTATCTTTTCCGTTAGACGAAAAAGAAGGACCAGCATAAGCCGATCCAAATCTTTTTAATTTATATATCACCAACCCTCCCCCAAGAGAGATTCATGACAAACACATTTCACCGATCACCGAAGCAGCAATTCATACAAAGATATACCAAGGGGCACGAGTTTATACAAAAAGACACTGACCGAAGCAGCAATTCATACAAAGATATACCAAGGGGCACGAGTTTATACAAAAAGACACTGACCGAAGCCGTGTTAGGCTTACCTAAAATCAACAACAACGAAAGAGGGACACAAGACACGAATAACAAAACAAGGTCACCAATTACAATAACCACGAGAGATGTAAACATGAAAAGCAACAACACAAAAACGAGGTGCAACTAGACATGAATAATAATAACATTTCTCTTAGTATTAATCAAGCTTTTTCACAACAATGTTTCAATATAGCATATTGGTTGGGAGGAAGTCTTCCTGCAACGTTCGTTCCAGAGAAGTTATCGGAAATATTCACTCTTTCTCGACAGAAGATGTTTAAATGCATTTTAAGGTCTATTAATATACATAATAGTTCATTTATATCTCTTACTACAATTGGTAAGGCGGGTAATGTTAATAGGCAGGCAGCAGCTGAGTTCCTAGATCTTTGTGAAACTCTTGGGATATTTAAAATAATACGTCGTGGTAAAGAAAGAAAATCTAACATTTATTCACTTGGAGAGGTGTTAAAGAATTCTGCAGTTCGTTGGTCTTTACGGGATGTCTTTTTAAACTTGACCAGATCTTACACTAAGATGGTTGACGCAATTAAGGGTATGTCTGCATGTCTTGAAACGCCTATAAATAAACAGAAGCGTACACTATTAATAAATATTAATGTATTTAAAAAGAAATATACAAGTAGTAGTAGTTATAGAGAGAGGGTTTTGCACTCAACTCCATTTTTACCAAAACAAGATTGGCTAAATCAACAAAAAGCATTGTGGGCAGACTGGTCATTAACTCCGGGAACTTATATGACAAAAAATGATTACCAGAAGTATTACGGAAAATCTGATTTTCCTGAGAATGAGATTAAAAGAAAAATACAAACTCAATCCGAACAGCAAAGATTTAACAAGAGAAAGTATCCCTCAGACTTTCCGTCTCTTACTCCAGCATACGATCCATTCCATACAACTGACTCTGATTCGCATAACAAATACTCAAGTAAAGAAATTTACCAAAAATCGCTTCGTAAAACACAACTTATCATCGATCCTATTAGATCTTCGACTGTTGAAGCACGTAAAAAACCACCGGCTGAGTTCAAACGAGAGCTACTTTCACATGCTCAGTCATCTGGACTAGACGATGCAGCACGAGTCTTTCTTAATATTTTCATGGATAATGCTGAAGGTTGATCTTGATCAGGAGTGATATCATGCTACTCTATTGTGTAATAAACCATTAAAAAGGGGGAGCTTCATGAAAGAAGACTACGTTAAAGAAGTTGTTATTGATGGTGAAGAATATACTGAAACATACAAAGCCTCTAATAATAGAACGTATCGCAAGAAAAAGAACAAAAAGTTGAAAAGTGCTGTTTTAGCTACTTCTGAGCCTAAATTGAGTGAAGCTGGAGAGTTTCTGGGAGAGTTTTTCAACGTTCATTCCTTTAAGATGCACCCTACAACTATGCGTTTTGTAGAAAGCGAAGCTCAACGTTTAAAAGAGTGGAGTCAGTTAGATACTTCACTAAGATTAGCAGACTTTGTTGACGGTCAAGGTTATAGTCCTGAGATATTTTATCAGTGGTGTAGAAAATCTGCTATCCTCCGGAATGTACATCAGTATGCTTTGAGACGTATTGGAGCTCGCAGAGAGAACGGAGCTTTATCTAAACAGCTTGATGTCTCAACTGTCCATAGAACTTTAGGTCATTACGATTCTGTTTGGAAGTCAGAAGCTATCTTCCATGCAAAGCTCAAAGATGAGAGCGAGAAGAACGAGACGAAGGTCGTCGTTATCGAACGCTTTCCTGTTCTTGAAGATAAAGTATCATCAAGAACTCCTGAAGAGGTTGCACAGGCAGCACGTAGGAGTACGAGTGATAGTAGATGTATTGGTGGAAACGAATATGAACCCCGTAAGAAAAAGGAGAACGATGTCACTTAAAAGTAATAATAATGATGATATGAAGCAGGTAGTTTCAGATATAGTTTCAATTACTATGTCGCATATCCAAGATATTGCTATCAAACTGAAAGATATGAACATCACAGAAGAGAATTTAAAAGACAAATCACCTGAAACGATTCAGAAGTCTGTGACTTTGAATAATATTCTCACGATTGTTAATGATTGTATTCATCCTGCTCATGAGCTTTCAAAGGAACTGTATCCTGATGCTCTTGAGTTTATTAACATATGTGTTGATAATCATAAACGAGCTATAGAAAAGAAGTTAATATCACCTATCTGCAACTGTTATGGTTGTAAGAAGAAAAAACCAGTAAAGGAATAATATGAAGAACATATCTATTTACAAGTTAACTCTTGAAGATGATTCTACTGCTATCTTTAAGTCTGAAGGTATTTTTAATACTGAAGATGGAAAGAGTGAAGAAGACCGTAAGTTAGTTGTTTCAGCTATTTTAGTTGAACAATATGATGAGGATGCTGAAGGTAATCGTATAGTTGAGCCGAAGGTAATCTCAGTTGAAGACGCTCAGATAGTATAAAATGGAAATAATTGTAGCTCTCATTATAATATTTTCGCCACTAATTTTGTACTATTTTTATACCTTAAGAGGTTAAAAAAGGCCGGCCTTGGAGAAGCCGACCACAACAACAGGTAATCAAGGAGAGAATAACGTAATGAATAAACGAATGCAATATTTGGCGTGAATTCTGAACAAATTCGTAACAGTAGGAAGTGTGAAAAATGAATGTAGAAACTCAAATAAAGTTAGATAAGTTTAAACCTCGGACGTTTCAACTCCCACTTTGTGATGCTCTTGAGAACAAAGGATTTAGAAAGTTATTGGCGGTGTGGCCGAGACGTGCGGGCAAAAGACGTTTGTGCCTTTAATCTAATGATAAGAGCCGCGATTAGAAGAATCGGAGTATACATGTATTGTCTACCCACTTTTCGTCAGGCTAAGCTCGTAATTTTCGATTCTATAACCAACGATGGCCAACGCTTCCTAGATTTTATTCCAAAAGAGTTAATTAAATCAGTGAATTCTCAAGAGTTAAAGGTTGCACTTACGAATGGTTCAATTATTCAATTTATTGGTTCTGATAGTTATGATACATCTCTTGTTGGTACTAATCCTCGTATGGTTATAATGTCTGAGTATGCACTTGCTGATCCCCGTGCTTACCACTATGTTCGTCCCATTCTCAATGCTAACGGTGGAACCATGATTATTCTGTCTACTCCTCGTGGTAAGAATAGTTTATGGGATATCTTTCAAATTGCGTCTAACAATCCTAAGGAATGGTTCTGTTCTAAATTAACACTTGATGATACTCAGCATATTTCATGGGAAGAGATTAAAAAAGAGATTACTTCAGGTGAGATCTCTGAAGATCTTGCTATGCAGGAGTATATGACGTCATTCGAGATCGGAATATCTGGTGCTTACTATACTAAGTACATAGACAAGATGCGTTTGAATGGACAGATTGGAGAAGTTCCATGGGAACCAGCATTTAAAGTATCAACTGCCTGGGACATTGGCGTACGAGATAGTACAACTATTATATTCTTTCAGAAGATAGGTCAAACTGTTCGAATCATAGATTCTTATGAGAAGTCAAAAGAAGGAATGGAACATTATGCCCAAGTTATTAACAATAAGCCTTATAGTTATGATAAGCATTGGGCTCCTCATGACATTGCCGTGCGCGAATTCGGCTCAGGTCTTACTCGGCTTGAAAAAGCTCGCTCACTTGGTGTTAAATTCGAAACAAGAGACAACGGAAAATCATCAGGATTACCAAATATATCTATCACAGACGGAATTGAAGCAGCTCGGTCTTCATTCGCTAAGGTCTGGATTGATGAAAAGCGATGCAAAGGATTGATAAAGTCTTTAGAGTCTTATAGACAAGAATTTGATAGTAAACGTAAGGTTTATAGAGATAGACCACTTCATGATCACAATTCACATTACGCAGATGCTTATAGATATCTTGCATTATCTCTTTCAAGAAATAGAGATGGTCAGACTACTGCTGAAGAATTAGAACGTCGTTATACACAAACTGTTGAAGGACAAGAGACTCTTCCTGGATTCTTCCGAGATGATCATAGAAATATGTAGTAGAGTTGAATTGTTCTAAGAAGTAGAAATACCATGATTGGCACAATGATATTTCTACATAGAGGAATTGATATGGTTAAGAATACCATAAATACACTTCCCCATCAAGAGAATAAATAGGGGAGTGTATTTCCCCCCTATTTGTTATGTACTTGGTGTGGGCGTATAAATTTTAAAACCAGAAGGTTTGTCCTTTTCGGTTCTTTCTATAACTCGTCCAAGGTTGGTTAGCGATGAAGTTAATGCTCCTGCATTTCTTTTAGTTGCTGCTTCTAAAGATTTTAATGCATACTTTCCAGCTTCTTTCGGTAAAAGATGAGCTATCTCACCTAATGATCCAGCAGCGGTAACCTTTGGATTTCCGAAGAGAGCTTGAGCTGCTTTTTTAGCTGCATATTTTTTTGTAGTGGGCATTGTAGTCATTGTCTTTGAGATAAAGTTTTCAGCATCATCAATCTTACCGTCTAGTTTTTGTAGAAATTTATGAATAGAGTTTGCCTGTGTAAGTTCTTTTGCATATGCAGGATCCAACTTTGCAGTTTGTTTGCTTGCATGCAATACAGGGTCTAATACATCAAGACTGTCTTTATATATTAGATTCCCAAGCTTTTCATTTAATGGTTGAATTTCTTTAACACCTATTTTTCCATTTTGAATCAGCTTGCTTATATCATCAAGATTTTTATTTATAAGGGTCTGGTTCTTTCTTCCTATTGAACTTTTATGAGCAGATTCCAGAGCTTTTGATATTTTATCAGCGGATACTTGTTTATTTCCAGCAATCTTGGATAACTTATCAAATGTAGTATGTTTTAATGGTTCGAAATGACTCTTAATATTTTTAAGATTAACCATTTCAAATGCTGCAGGTACTCCTATTTGTGAGATAATATTACCAATTTTCCCTCCACCAATACTTTCTACAAAATCACCTACTCCTCTTCCAGCGGCAACTTTACCAAAAAATGCTGGAAGTTTCTTTGCTTGTGACCAGAAAGAACTCGCTGATGATACACCTGCTTTTCCACCACCTAGAAAATATAATGGTACCATTGATGCATAATCTTGGAATGTTTCTTCACCTTTACTTTGAGGCTCTAAGTATTTATCTGGAAAAATAGATTTTACACCTTTTGATGCTATATCTACCCCCTCTCCAATACCTTTTAACAATCCCATTCCGACTTTTGCTTCTGGACTCCCCGCCATAGCTAGTTGGAATGCTGATTTTTGTAGCGATGTATCTGGTTGTTGAATAATATCTTGAGCCATATTTGAAACAGCTCCTGGTATGTTTGCTACATCTGAAACAGCTTTAGCACCAGAAGAGACCAAGTTACGCATTCCTGACTGTAAACCAGTCTCTGGAATCTTAATTTCACTAGGTGTATATATCTTAAATCCCATATCTAAAACTCCTATGACTTTTTAGACCATTTACCATTTGTATACATATACCATTTACCATTGTCATCTAAAGCTTGAGATCCTTCTGGCGGTTTTATATCATTCAAACTCTTTACCTGCTTATTAAATGAATACCCTTGTGGACTTTCATTAACACTTAATTCAGCTTCTTTAAAACCAAACTTACTTCCAACCATTCTATCAATTCCAATAGGTGCAATGCCACCATTTTGATTCATAATCTGGCCAGCGTATCTTCCTTTTTTTATGTCTTCTGTAGCATCTTTTCGTAATGATTTAACAAGACGCATTTGAGCACCTTTAGATAATAAAGGACTTGGTACTCGTGCCTTGGCAACTGCCAATTCAGCATCAGAACGTGATGGAGGTATTAATTGTACACTTAACTTATTTAATACTTGTGTTGCTTCTTCTAAGTTATATTGTGCACCAATAGCTCCTGCAGCAGCTGTAGATATTCCCCATGAAATATCTTCGTTTTTTAGAATGGCTTCGTATTCATTAAGTACTTTAAGAGCATGCTCGCCCCATTGACCTTTTTCTAATAAAAGTTTTGCATTTTCTTGTGCATATTCTGTTTGTTTTGTTTGTCCTATATCAACTTTGTTACTACTACCTTTTGATCTAATGCCACGTGGTTGTTGTTGACCAGGCTGATTGAATTGTTGAGCCGATTGATCTTGAGACTGTCCTGATTGCCCTTGCAGAGTACTTTGGACTGGTTGCCCTTGACCCATTCCAGGAACATTTTGTTGTTGATTTTGTAAGTTTTGGTTTTGATAGTTTGGTTGTCCTTGACCCATTCCAGGAGCATTTTGTTGTTGGTTTTGATAGTTTTGGTTTTGATTGTTTTGGTTTTGATAGTTTGGTTGAGGCGGATTAGTGACATCAAAATTGTCTAACTGTTTTAAGAAACTGCTAATCTGATGATCAGATTGTTGCGATAAAGGTCCAGCAACCTGTGGATGGAATCCCAAACCTTGTAGAAAGTCTCTATTGTTTTTAACCTTCAAGTTCTGAGCTTTGTTTTGAGCCAATCCTTGAATTATATCTGCTATATCGCCACCAATTCTTCCACCAAATGATTTTTCTGGTTGTAAATTTCCTAAAAATGCCATGATATATCCTTAAAATTGTCTGTTTTGAAATAACAAATTACTCTGAGGTAACATATTCTGTCCATATCCTTGGAGGATCGTGTTGTTAAGTCCTGAAGTTCCTAGCATCGATTGCTGAGGTTGGTACTGTTGTTGCTGTGGTATCGCATTCTGTCCATATCCTTGAAATATAGAGTTGTTAACTGCTGCAGTTCCAGGAATATATCGCTGTTGCTGTGGAGGTTGTTCAGGTTGTTGTTGTTCAGGTTGTTGTTGTTGTCTGTCTAAATACTGTTGGTATTGTTGTGGATTCATCAATCCAGATAATATTCCGGCTGTAGCACCTGCAGGTCCACCAGTCGCATATCCAATCGCAGCATTACCAATTGTTCCTTTAGCGCTATTCCAGATATCTGAAATGCCAGACCTTTGTCCTGGCATTACTTCGTAATCAAACTGTGAGCCTAAGCCAGCATTTAGAAGATTAAAATAGTTGTTAGCTTGTTGACCCTGCTGCTGCAATCCATGCTGTGATTGAAGTGATGCCAGATCACCTTCTAGGTTTGCACCAGCATTTCCCAGTTGTTTATAGAGATCTGGAGAACTAAGAGATGCACCTGAACTATTTCCTAAAGATCCGAATCTTTCGGCTAGTGTTGGAACGGTTCTTTGTTGAAAGTTTCTTTGTGCTTGTTCAGCTATAGGAGCAAAGTTACTTTGTCCACCTGGAAGGTTAAGGTTACCCACTCTTCCACCTAGATATTGATTAATATTATCAAGTACGCCTTGTTGTTGCGGTGTTTTTGTAGACATGGTTACTTGTTGATGAGGAGTTCCTTTAAAGAACCCTCCTT